TAGAGTAAATTTCTTTGTAAATTATAATCCAAAATTCTTAGGTTCAGATTTGGTAGGAGCTACTGCCAATGCATTAATTTCATCAGACGATAGAATTGGACCATCAAGATTGCGTTCGGCATTATCACAATCTATGACATCAATTGGTTTGAAATATCTATTTGATCTTAATAATGCAACTACAAGAGCTCAAGTAAGAGCAGAAATTCAAAGTTCATTAGATCCATTTGTTAGCTACATTGATACTTCGGCTACACAAATAATATGTGATTCTTCTAATAATACTGATAATTCTTCTACTCTTAATATGACTGTAATTATCAAACCAATATTGAGTATTGATAGTTTTGCAGTTAACATAACACTCACACAATAATGGGCATCAATAATTCTATAACCAAATTTAAAGATGGGTTCAATGGTGGAACTAGAGCCAATAGGTTTTTAGTTACACCAACATGGCCTTCTGGTGTAGTAGTTGATAGATTAGATACACCATTTAAAATTGTATCCGCATCTTTACCTTTAGTCCAAATTAATACCATTAGTGTTCCATATCGTGGTAGACAAATTACATTTGCTGGAGATCGTCAATATAGTACGTGGGCTGTAGGAATATACGATGATAATAATGTGAACAATCTTTGGAAAGGAATGCAAAAGTGGGTAGAACTACTAGATGGTCATTATACTCACAAAGTATATCGTGATGATTATTCATATAAACAGTTACAGACGACATGGAATATTCAACAACTGGGACTAAATGGAGACGTATTAAAAACAATTTATTTGTATAAATGTTGGCCTTCAGTTATTGGAGAAATTAACTTGAATATGGGTGAAGTGGGTTTTGTTGGGTTTAGTGTCACATTAACTTTTGATCATATAAAAATAGTAGATAATTATAATGTGAATACATCAAATAACTCTAACCAATAACTATGCTAATAGATTTTAAAGATAATTTCTTTGGTGGTACTCGATCAAATCGTTTTAGAATTGATGGTAATTTTCCCACAGGTGGTGGTTTTACTGATTTTCATGTACGGTCATCAACCATTCCAAATATTTCATCTAAAACACTAAGTTATGATTATTTTGGAAGAAAATTTCATTATCCTGGTGAAAAAGAATATGGAACTTGGTCGTTTCAAGCATGGGACGACACAGGAGTAAACAATATTTGGGGAAGATTACAAAAATGGCATGATACAATAAATAACCATGATACAAATGTATCTGATTTAAATGCATCAAATTATAAAGCAGATAATTGGATAATACAGCATTTAAACTTAAATGGTGAAGATAGTACACAAACTCCAGTGTTAAAACAATTTAGATTATATGGGTGTTGGCCAGCAGGTATTCAACAAGTTACTTTAAACATGGGTAATCCAAATACGTTAAATAGTTTTAACGTTATTATTGTTTTTGATTATCTTGAAATTATGAATGTGACTAATCGAACTTAAGGTGAAATATGGAAATTGATATATTTGGATTTCAATTCGGAAAAAAGAAACCTACTCAAATAGAGAAGGAAAATGATGCTTTACAATCATTTAGTGCCCCAGAAGTTTTTGATGGGACGGTAACGGTTGAAGCAGGTGGCTTCTTTGGCACTGCATTAGATTATGCATCTACAATGCGTGATGAAGGTCAGTCCATCATTCAATATCGTAATATGTCAGTATATCCAGAATTAGATAACGCAATTGATGAAATTGTTAATGCGTCTATTGTTCCGGGTACTGATCATAAACCAGTAAAATTAGATCTTACTAACTGTCCTATTTCTGAAAATATTAAAACTAAAATCTATAAAGAATTTGAAACAATAATACACTTATTAGACTTTAATCATAAATCATATGAAATATATCGTAGATGGTATATTGATTCTAAACTTTATTATAATTTAATAATCGATAAAGATCTTCCAGGTGAAGGTATTCAAAATATCGTTCCTATCGATCCATTAAAAATCAAAAAGGTACGTAAAGTACGTAAAGAGATGGATAGATCAATGGCTGGAAGTACACCAGTACAGATGATTAAAGAGATTGAAGAATTCTTTATTTACACTAACAATGATAAAGAATCTTATATTATGACTGGTCCACAGGGACTGCATTTATCTACAGATAGCATTGTATATGTACCATCTGGTTTAGTTGATTTAAATAGTAAACGTGTTTTAGGTTATCTACACAAAGCCATTCGTCCACTGAATATGTTGCGACAAATGGAAGATGCTCTTTTAGTTTATAGAATTGCACGTGCACCAGAACGCAGAGTATTTTATGTCGATGTTGGTCAACTTCCAAAACAAAAAGCTGAACAATATATGCGGGATATGATGAGTAGATTTAGAACAAAACTCACATATAATCAAGATACCGGTGAAGTTCGAGATGATCGTAAGCATCTTTCAGTATTAGAAGACTATTGGTTACCTAGACGTGAAGGTTCGCGTGGAACTGAGATTACCACTCTTCCAGGCGCACAATCTCTGTCTCAAATTGAAGATGCAGAATATTTTAAAAAGAAACTATATGGTTCTTTAAATGTTCCACTAAGCCGTTTAACTCCAGAAAGCAATGGATTTAATATGGGGCGGTCAAGCGAAATTACAAGAGAAGAAATTAAGTTTTATAAATTTATTGATAGACTTAGATTCCAATTTTCTCAACTGTTTATGGATACTTTACGTGTTCAATTACTATTAAAAGGAGTAATGACAGATGAGGATTGGCGAGTGCTTAAATCAGATATTAAATTTGTTTTCAATACAGATAATTATTTCTGGGATCTAAAAGAATCTGAAATTCTTTCTGAACGTTTAAAAATGCTTTCATTTGTTGAGCCATATATTGGTAAATATTTTTCTACGGAATATGTAAAGACAGAAATTCTTAAATATTTACCAGAACAATTGATAGAACTAGAAAAACAAATGGTAACAGATCGTCAACGAATCGCCCAAGAACAAGCAGCAATAGCTGCTCAACAGGCAGCAGGACAACAACCACAACAATAATGGAAACTGAAAGTAAAAAGTTATTAAAAAAAGGAATCATAAGCCTTTTGCCAGAAAACAATGATATTTTTAAACAAAATATTATTGATGCTTTGGTATTTAAAATCCATGAAAATGTAGATATAACCAAGAAATTGATTGGAAAAGAGTTGTTATTTCGAGAAACACCTACCCCACAATCTCCTGAATTACTGGAATTTATAGAATTTGTTAATAGTTGTGTTCCGGGTACATATATGTTTCAAAACAATTCAAATATAAATATTACAGAATCTGACATAAGTTCATTAAAACAGTTATTTGAATCCCTAAACCCAAGTAATAGAGAGAAAATGGTTTCAGATATTTTAAAAGACGGATCTGTATTTAAACAACACTTAGCATTTTCGAAGAAAGCACACAAACTCATATGAAAAATAATGTTCGCCAATTAATCAAAACCGTAATAGAAGAAAATGCCGTTGCGTTTAAAGATCAGACTGCTAAAGTCCTTTATGGCAAAATTGGAATGCGTCTTCAAGAACAATATAAGTTAGTTGCTAAAAATATAATGGGAAAGACCAATAATCAATGAAACTTATTACAGAATTAACTGAAGATATAAAATATATTAAAGAAAATACTGGCAATGGAGATAAGAATTACTTCATTGAAGGTACTTTTATGCAATCGGGTGTTAAAAATAAAAATGGTAGAGTTTATCCACAAGGAACTCTTGCCAAAGAAACTAACCGATATATCAATGAATATGTAAATAAAGGTCGTGCTCTAGGAGAACTTAACCATCCTACTGGACCAACAGTTAATCTTGATCGTGTCTCACATATCATCAAAGAACTGCATGAAGATGGTAATTCTATTTACGGTAAAGCTAAAGTTTTGGATACCCCAATGGGAAAGATTGTAAAAAATCTTATTGATGAGGGTGCACAATTAGGTGTATCTACTCGTGGTATGGGTTCATTAAAAGCTAAGAATGGATATCAAGAAGTTCAAGAAGATTTTATGCTTGCTGCTGTTGATATTGTTGCTGACCCATCAGCTCCAAACGCCTTTGTAAATGGAATTATGGAAGGGCGAGAATGGATGCTTGTTGAGGGTTCATGGCAAGAACGTCAAATAGAGGAAGCCAGAAAACTTATTAAGAATTCATCTAGTCGTAATTTAAATAAAAATATTGTTAAGGTATTTGAAGAATATTTTAATAAACTTAAATGAATTCATTTTTACAAAAATCTACAAAAAATTATTTGATTGAGGCACTTCAAATGCACCTCACAAGTAATCCTGCCAATGAATATTATAATACTTTAAAAGATTATTATGTTATATCAGAAGCAGAAGATGGTAGTACACGTGCAAACGCCAAAGTAGATAAAAAAGATAACCAAGTTGATCCTAGTAAAGTTGCTGCAGTTTCTGCAGTACAACAATCTGCGGTTACTGCAACACAACCTAAACCAAAGAAACAAAAAAAAGTTACTGAAAAAGATGTAGCTGGTGGTGGTAGTGGTACTGGTGGTCGTAAAGGTATTGATGATAAAAATGACAACAAGAGTATGGGTGGTATCTTGTTCAATGACCAAAAGGGTACAGATATTCCAGCTGCAGTAGGATTGTATGGTGCTGGTAAAATAGCAGATACTGCAGCAGATGCTATAGATGCCTTTGGTGGACAAGCTGTTGGTGATACATTATCAAAATTTGTTCCAGCGGGTTTGGGTAATGTACCTGTTGTAGGTGCTTTTGCTAAATCCGCTGCATCTAAACTTTTTTCTGGTATTCCTGGTGCTGCATCCAAAGTTTTAAGACAAGTTAGTGATATTAGTGGAGCAAATTGGTTTGATGCTAATATTGGTAATATTGGTAACAGTGCAAACGAACTAGCAGCACAGGGTGCAGGCTCACCGTGGACAAAATTACTAGTACCAAAAACCAGCAAAAATCCACTAACTCCATATGATCCGTTTAAAGAACGTAAGAAAAAAGTTGCAGATGCACAGTTTGCAGCTAAAGAAGCAAAATTAAAACAACAAGGATTGATTCCGTAATTATAGAAACTACTAAATATTTCACAAGGATTACTTTATTATGAAAAAGACACAAAAGAAGAATATTTCTGAAGCCGCTGCCGAAGCCATGGGCCTCGGATCGTACTCATTATCAAATGGTCAACCAAATTTTGATGCGACTGGTAAAGGAGATATGATTGCTCAACCCGTTGACTTTGGTGGTGCTGCAATGGCACAAGCCCAAGTTCCAATTGGTGCTGGTATGGCTGCACCAGTTCAAATGCAATCGTCTTCAGAGGAAGAACCTGAAGAAGATATGGAAGAAGAGATGGAAGAAGAAGAAACTGATGATACCGAAGAAACTAACGAAGAAGCCAAAGCAGATTTCCGTGATGCTTTAGTATCTCTTTTAGGTGAAGATGTTTCCCCATCATTGGTCAGTCAATTAGAAGGTATCTTTGAAGCTGTTGTAGCTGATCGAGTTGAGAAGAATGTTGCTGTTATTGTTGAGAAAGTTGACAGCAATGTAAAGTCATATCTTGAAAACGTTACCGAATCACTCGTTGAAAAGGTTGATGATTATCTTGACTATGTTGTTGAAGAGTGGATGACTGAAAACGCTGTTGCAGTCGAACAAGGTGTTAAAACCCAAATCGCAGAAAACTTTATCAGCGGTCTCAAGAATCTTTTCGAGAATCATTACATCGATGTTCCAGCAGAAAAGTATAATGTTCTTGATGAACTTTATTCTCACAACATGGAACTTGCAAATAGACTCAATGAATCCATGAAAGTTAATATGGATCTTAAGAAGGAAGTTTCCTTAACAGAGTGCGCAGGTATCTTTGTTGCTGAAAGCCGCGATCTTGCTGACACACAAGTTGCCAAACTACAAAATCTAATGGAAAGTATTAATTTTAATACTCCAGAAGAATATCGTGAAAAGCTCGTTGCTATTCGCGAAAACTATCTAACCAGAAGTCGTCCTGCTCCAACTCAGTATTCTGAGCCAGAACAGACCTTTTCACCCGTAAATAATGCCCCAACATCACTTGTCGAAAGTTATGTTGGTGCACTAGGAAGACTTAATAAGAAAGTCTAAATTTTCACTTTTACTAAATAATTTTAATCAATAGGAGATTAATAACTTACCATGAATTTTCAAGAAAACACCCCGTATGACATTTTAACCGAGAAGTGGGATCCCGTACTAAGACACGAGGCTCTTCCACCAATCAAAGACGATTATCGTCGAAAAGTTTGTGCAGTTCTTTTAGAGAACCAAGAACAAGCTCTTCGTTCACAACACCTAACAGAAAACATGGGTGCTAATGGTAACCTTGGTGGTCCATCGACCTCTACTGGTTATAATACCGGTCAAGTTTCCGGTTATGACCCAGTACTCATTTCGCTCATTCGTCGTTCTATGCCAAATTTGATGGCCTACGACATCTGCGGCGTTCAGCCGATGACAGCTCCTACTGGTTTGATTTTTGCCATGCGTGCAAATTATCAATTCGGTGGAACTGACAGTGCATATGCTACCAACTATGTTGAAGCTATGTTCCAAGAGCCACAACCATCCTTCGGTGGTTCCGGTTGGACACTAGATGCTGCATTTGCTGCATCTAAGGGTCTTTCAGCTGGTTGGAATTCTGGTACCGGTTACGGTTTAACTGGTGGTCTCATTCCAACAAATGCCGGACTTCAAGCTCTTCGTGGTATCATTACTGCGAACGGTGAAGGCATTGGTAACAATCCACTAAGCTTCAGTGCTGGTGGTACTGGTGGTTACACTAATCCAAAGTATGGTAACTGGAATCAAATGGCCTTTAGCATTGATCGTGTTGCCGTAGAAGCTAAGACTCGTGCACTAAGCAGTAATTACACTGTTGAACTTGCACAAGACTTGAAGGCTGTTCACGGTCTAGATGCCGAAGCCGAACTCGCAAATCTTCTCAGCACAGAAATTCTTGCTGAAATTAATCGCGAACTCGTTAAGACCATCTATTTTGTTGCTAAGAATGGTTCTCAACAAGGCGATCTTGTAGCTCCTGGTACATATGACCTTGATCAAGATTCTGACGGTCGTTGGTCTGCAGAACGTTTCCGTGGTCTTAGTTTCCAAATCGAACGCGAATGCAATCAGATTGCAAAGGAAACTCGCCGTGGTAAGGGTAACTTTATCATCTGCGATAGTGATACTGCTGCTGCACTATCAATGTCAGGATTCATGAATCTTTCACCTGGTATCATGCCGCAACTTTCTGTTGATGATACTCAAAGCACCTTTGCTGGTATCTTGAGTGGTAAGATTCGCGTTTATATCGATCCATATAGCCCAGCAGGACTTAATTTCTTCTGCACAGGTTATAAGGGAGAGTCTCCGTATGATGCAGGTCTGTTCTACTGCCCATACGTTCCGCTCCAAATGGTTCGTGCCGTTGATCCTAATACGTTCCAACCACGTATTGCGTTCAAGACCCGTTACGGTGTAGTTGCTAATCCTTTCGTACTTAACAGTTCAGCTAAACCAGATGCATCTGATTTGACTGCAGGACTTAACCAATACTACCGTCTAACTCGTGTAACACATCTACACGGTAACACGATCTAAGTAATAGGTCAGAACTCAAGTAACAATTCGAAGCCCTCCTCAGAAATGAGGAGGGCTTTTGTTATTAGATAAATAATTGTATGAGCTGTATTTCAAATATCAATCCACTATATAATAGTTACTTTACATTAGTGTTTGGTAGAGGAACTCGTCAATTTGAATTAAATTGTCAAAAAGCCAATTTACCAGGATGTACTGTTCCTGATACGAGTCAACCTACAATTTTTGGTACAACTGTTCCAGTACCAACTATGCAATTTAATTATGAAACGTTAAATACCGAATTTATCATAGATTCAAATTTAACAAACTGGAAAAGTTTATATTCTTGGATGCGTAATATGTCTAACATTGACGATGATACAAGTCATAATTTGGATTATGATGAATGGCATAAAACAGCGACTTTATCAATATATGATCCAATCTCACATTGTTCTACAACAACAGTTACCTTTAAATATATTGTACCAACAAAATTAACTGGTATCAATTTTCAAACCGATAGCTCAGATGCAATAGTACAAAAAGCATCTTGTACTTTTAAATATTCTTATTATTCATTATGTCCAGATGCCCCAAGTATTCTTTCAGGTTCTAATTAAATATAATCTTCGGGGTTATCCGACCAGCTTTCGGCTGAATTTGGATTACTCTCTGGATTAAAAGGTAGTTTTTTAGTTTCAGGATTCATTGTACGGCGTTTTACAGGCTTAGGTGGCTTCGGAGCCTCCTCAACCAATAGATCCTCTACAGAGGGTTCCTGCTGTTCAGATTCTTCTATTTCTTCTAATTCATCGTCAAGTATGACTTCTGACCCCTCAAAGGTGTCAATCATATCATTTACAAAATTTACAAAATCTTCATTATTAAAAAGTTCATTTAGCATCATAAGTCCAGCTTCTGAACCTACAACTAAATCTTCACCACTATTATTCATTATAGATTTTGGATCTACTTGCATGGTATGAAAAAATACATCATACATCTTAGAAAGATCTTCAGTTGGAACTCCTGTATATAATATAGCAGTTCGATTTAGTGAAATTTCTGATAGTTGTAGATTGGATGCATAGTTAGTTAACTTAAAGTATTCAATCAGATCACCACTTTGATCTCTTGATAATGCACAATCAATCTTGGCTGGAAATGATATTACAATTTTATCTAATTGTGCATCACGAACTAAGCCAATTAGTTCGTCACCATTTATAAGTTTAACAACTCTAACAATACCACCAAAGGGAGTTTCTTGTACTTCGTCAGACATAGTAACCCTCCTAATTTATTTATCATCGGTAGGTAGTGGCATTGACATTATTCTGTAATCAAACTTTTCTTTTTTATAAATTTTGATTCGTTCTTCGAAATGCCTATAAACATGGTTTTTATAAGACATGTAACAAAGGTCATCAACGATATCATAAACTTTCAAAGTTTTCTTTTTAGCAGATACTCGTAGACCTCTACCAATACTCTGTAGTAAACGAATTACAGATTTAGTAGGAGAGGCGAGTATAAGATTATCAATGTTGACAATGTTAATGCCAGTACTAGTAGTACCGTAACTCGCAACCAATATGGCATTAGTTTGTGTATCCACGATACGGCGAATAGATTCTCTTGCTTCACTTTCTGTTTTTCCGTGAATAAGATATACCTTCTTATCTGTTCCTGCTGCTTCAATGAGAGCGTGGAGAGGTTTCCCGTGTCCTTCGACGTAATTGAAGAGGATGAGTGTGTTGCCTTTGGTGTGAATTGCGAGTTCTTTGACAAATTCATTCCTCCTACTATTACTTATTATAGCCTTGATTTCATCAGGATATTTTTGCTTCTTCATATCCTGCTTCTCTTGATCTGTATACTTCAATACAATACAGTCAACAGCAAGAGTAGCAAGCAATCCCTTGTTCATAAGGTTCTTTGTATGAATAAATTGTACAGCAGGTCCTAGAATTCCTTCTATGCTTAAACGATGTGCTTGTGCTTGATCTAGTGTGCCCGTAGTGCCAATACGAAACCATGCTTTAGTTAACTTCTGACCAATTAGATTAATTGATTCTGCCTTGGCTTGGTGACATTCATCAAAGAAGATAGCGTCAAACTGATCAAACCATTCTCTGGGCAACTTGTATATAGATTGCCAAGTAGAAACGATTACTTGTTTGTTAGTGTCTTTTTCAAGCCCTGCACTAATTTTATGAATATATTTTCTTGATAGCCAGGAAGGATCTGCCTTTGAGTAATCAAAGAAGTCGGTTTCCATCTGTGTAACCAGCCCTACCGTTGGAACCAAAACTAAAATCTTTCTGTCTGATTTTATTACGGATAGCAGATAGCGGAGCAAGACGTAGATTATTAAACTTTTTCCAGAACCTGTCGGAGATATTATTACACACCTGTGAGCGTTGATAGCGTGAAGAATTGCTTGGCTTTGGTGGGGGTGCATTTTGACCCGCTGCTTCTTTACAGAAACTTTCAGTGTCTCGTAGAAGTCCAGTAGTTTCTCCTCCGTTATGCATAGGGGATTCCTGCTCTCTTTAATGTTTAAAGTATATTGACGATCTTTACAAAACTTACTCAGGTAAGATTTAAGACCTCTTGGTAGGGTTGAAGATAGAATATCAAATAATCGTATCTTACCATCCCATATACGCCGTTTAAACAATGGCATATACTCAGCACCGGGAATCATGAACGAGAAATAATCTCTCAGTTCTTGTTTGACTCCCTTTTCTGTTTTTATATAGTAACGAACTTCGTCTACAGATTCAACTTCTACATCCACTCAATATTTATGGTAAGATTAGACGATACCCTGAGTCATCTTAAACCACTCAATAGCGGACTTAATAGAGAAGTTTCTATTATTGAGAACTTTTAAAAATTCTTCAACCATCTTCACCTTAACTTCAATGACAGCAATCTTTAATTTTAGTTCAATAATCTTAGGATCTGCCTCTATAAACTTTTCTACATCAGTCTTGAGTAGAGTAAGTCCATTTGGATCCTCCCCCCAGGCTTCCAACTCTTCACGACTAGCCTTACCCGTGAAGATTTTCCACTTACGAAGTTTAAGAATTGCCAAATCATTTACCTGCTTACATAGAATTAGTTTAAAATCGGCATGAAGGCATAGGTACTTACTATGCAGTTGAGGAGTTCTAATAGCCTCATTTCCCAATTCTGAGGAGTCAACAGAAGCGTCTTTGGCAATATTGAGTTTAAGGTCTTCTAGATTCATAACGACAGTATAATATAAGTCAAGAAAATGTCAACTAAATAACTTGACATCTTTATAAGTTGTATTATATTTAACATGAGGTTACATGATTCCAAAAATTATTCATCAAATTTGGGTTGGCGATCAATCTAAACGCCCAGACTCACTTATACAAACATGGATTGATAAAAATCCATCATGGCAACATAAATTGTGGACTGATGATAATCTTCCAGAATTAATTTGTAAAAAACAATTTGATGAATGCCCATCTTTACCAGGAAAAGCAGATATACTGCGATACCAACTTTTATATGAAGAGGGTGGATTTTTTATTGATGCTGATTCTGAATGCATTACTCCATTAGATGATTGTTTAACAAACAATCATTGTTTTTGCTGTTGGGAAAATGAAAATGTTAGAAGAGGTCTTATGGCTAATGGATATTTGGCTTCAGAAAAAGGATGTGAGTTGATGAAAACTATTATGGATAGGATTAGTCAATATCCACACATGAATTATCCACCATTGAGTACATGGGAAGTTACTGGACCACTTCTTCTTACTGATACTGCTTATCAAACAAAATATCCTATAACTGTATATCCAAGTTGGTATTTTATACCAAAACACTATTCGGGGATAGAATATCAAGGTTCAGGAAAAATTTACGCAAAACAATATTGGGGAACCACTCCAAACAGTGGTTATGATTATTAATGGAAACAGTTTCAATCGTTTTAAATTCATATCGTAGAACAAGATGGTTTGCTGAACAACATCAAGCTATAAAAAATCAATCAGTGCCAATCAATGAAGTATTTGTTTGGCAGAACAAATCTGATTCTACACCTATAGAACAATCTAAAAAAGATGAAGTTATTTTTGTTGATTGTAATCAAAATTTGGGTGTATGGGCAAGATTTGCATTGGCTTTAAATTGTCGATCAGATTATATTGCAATTTTTGATGATGATACAATACCAGGAACCAAATGGATTGAAAATTGCCTTAACACATATAAAACTCATCCAGGATTACTTGGAACAGTTGGTGTAATTTTTGGTGACAAATATTACACTTGGAATAAAGTAGAACGTTTAGGTTGGTGTAAACCAAATGAAACAGTCGAAAAGGTTGATATAGTAGGACATTGTTGGTTTTTTCATAGAGATCTTCTTCCTGTTTTTTGGAGAGAACTTCCACCAACAAACCAATTTCCAATAGTTGGTGAAGACATTCACTTTGCTAAAATGATACAAAAATATACCAATCAAGGTGTATATGTTCCACCACATCCAAAAGATGATTTAGAAATGTGGGGCAGCATAAAAGGTGAACCATATGGTCATAGCCCAGAAGGAATTTCTATGAATCTATATCAAGTTGGAAACATGAAATTGGGTGGAGGGCAAATGATGGCTATGGAACTTTCAAAGTCCGTTGACAACGGATTTAAATTATTAAGAGCATAAAATGATATCTGTTTTTTATGGAACTAGACCAGAATATATAAAACTGTATAAACTTTATACAGAAATGAAAATTGCAAATTTTGATTGTGAACTAGTAAAAGTAAATCAACATACCACGTTAATTGAAGATTGTTATTTTGATAGATTAGTAGATATATTAAATACTGACAATAATAGACTAAATTCAATTGTTCAACAAACTTTAAACAGTAAATTATTTCTATCTACTACAACGCACGTGATTGTACAGGGTGATACAGCAACGAGTTTTGGTATATCATTAAACGCGTTTCACAACAAGATAAAGTTAATTCACATAGAAGCTGGGCTAAGAACTTGGGATAAAGAAAATCCATATCCAGAAGAAACATACAGGAGATGTATTTCCAATATGGCTGATGTACATTTTTGTGTTTCAGAGTTAAATAAACAAGTTTTACAGAATGAAAAAGTAAACGGAACAATACATGTTGTTGGAAATACTGTTTTAGATAATTTGGATAATGAAAATGTATTTTACGGAAATACCGTTCCCATAACTCTACACAGAAGAGAAAATAAAGACAGAATTGAAAAGGTATTAAAAGCAATAGATGATGTGGCTTTAAATTTTAAACATTTAAATTTTGTATATGTAACACACCCATCTGTAACTATTGCTAATGTGTTTAATAATATTTCTGTAATATCTCCACAACCTTATTCAAACATGATAAATTTGTTAAAACAATCCAAGTTTATTATAACTGACAGCGGTGGTATTCAAGAAGAAGCATCTTTTTTCAAAAAAAGAACAATAGTTGTGAGAAAAGAAACAGAAAGAAAAGAAGGTCTGGGAACATTTTCTGTTTTGGCATTTGAACCAATATACATATCAGAATGCATCAGAGACTTTGATAAATACTACGAAGTAAGTGAAACTTGTCCATATGGCGATGGTAGAGCCGTGGAAAAGATTATTAAAACGTTGAAGCAATATATAAATGAAATTATTTAAAAACGAAATTGAAAAACTATTTACACGATTGATTTCCAAAAAACCATTTGCATTTAGTAAATATGCTGATGGCGAATGGATGGCAATGAATCAGGTCCCGGTATTTAATGGTGAGTTTAAAGCAGATTCATCAGAAAAAACTTTAAAATCAATTGAACTTTTGAGAGAATCATTTGTTTACAGAGATCCAAATTATTTTGTAGGGATTAGCTGCCCATGTTGTCAAGGTCAAGCACATCAGCAAATGAAAATGATTTCTGGTCAAGATGAGGAAAATCTTACATATGCAAACATATTTGTAAACTCAAATTACCAATTTTATAAAGATAACTTTATTCCAGCATATAAAAATTGGAATGTTAATTTAGTAGCAAATGAAAACTCTGATATATCAAAGTTGCCTTTTGATGTAAGACGTTTTTATCCAATCAAAGTAAATGCATGGGTAGAAAATCTTGATTTAATTGAACAATTAAAAGATCTCAATACTGAAGGTGAATTATATTTATTTGCCGCAGGACCTTTTGGTAATATATTAACATATAAAATGTGGCAACATAATAAAAAGAATACGTATATGGATATTGGATCTACTTTAAATCCTTGGCTTGGTTTTGAAGGATTTAAACGTGGTTATTTACACGGTTCAGAAGATTTAAACAAGGTTTGTGTTTGGAGTTAAAAATATGGAGTTAAAAATATGGACTTAATATATTCAAATCATTTGGGACACTATAGTATTCCTGAAGAAATTAAAAAAGAAACTTGTGTCGATATTGGAGCAAATGCAGGATGTTTTACAAAAATTGCACAAAAAATATTTACCAAAGTTCATTCATATGAACCTAATATTATTTTAAGTCAAAATCTACAAAATAAAAATTATCCAAATGTCACTGTTTTTAATGAGGCTGTTGGAAATGAAAAGAA